AATACATTATGGCAACACTCAGAACCCTTTTAACAAACAGAACATAAGACTGGCACGTCAGAAATAATTGTGCTGAGATCAAGGCTATATGCTGTGAAGTGTATAGGCTCAATAAGGATTAGTCTGTTATCCGAATACACTAGATAGTTTATAAACAATGTATGTACAGTGAACGAAGCATACACTAGGCCTTAGCAGGTGTGGAGTGAGTAAGAGATCCATTAAACTATGTGTAGAACAAATACCTGCTTCCTAAATGCGAGAACACAATGAAAACTCATGAGGAGGGAACTAATAGTTAGTTCCTTCTGACTTAAACTTCTAAAAACTCATGTTAAAAAATATTATAGAAAGAAAATNATTCATGAAGCAACTTGTTTGCGAAATGAATAGGTCTTTAGACCTTTNTATNNTGGTTCAAACTAAATATCTACATGAAGTACAACAAATATAGGCTTAGAGAACAGTATAGAGGTACTATCGTAGACATAACTGTATAACATATGAATATTTCTGGCTGATATATCCAGATTATGATAAATATGTGTACAACGCATACAGTGGCGATAGAACACTGATTACAGGAGAACGCAATGTCAACTGAACATGAAGACTTTTCAGATAGCAAACCACTAACAGAAGAAACACGCAGTGAAGGTTCCAAAGCACATCAAGAAGCAATGGAAAATGATAATCATTATCGTGTAAAACAAGTCAAATACGGCGAAAAAACTGTTACAGGCAGAGTTATAGGTCGTAACAAAGTGGTTATACCAGAAGAAGAAGTAGCACAACTAAGTCAATATCACTGTACAAACAAAGAAATGGCAGACTTTTACGGGGTGCCCTTACAGACCTTTATGGACAACTTCCGTGATATCATCGACAAAAACAGAATTATAACAAAACAAAGGTTGCGTAAAGCACAATTAGACCTAGCACTCAAAGGCGATAGAGTAATGCTTATATGGTTAGGTAAAAACATACTTGGACAAGCAGAGTCACCGGTAAACAGTGATAACAGTCAAGTGTTACCATGGCTAGACGAAGACACAGATAAATAACTATGTTGGTAGCACACCACAATATTAAACTTCTCCACGAAGTTATCCGGAATAATGTGTACTAATGTGTATAGTCCTCGTGCTACCAACACTTTAACGATATGAAGATACAAGATATAGAGAACCACAAACAGTTAAGTGATCAAGAACTCAACAGAGACCTAAGAAACTTAATCAACGGCCAAGCATTTGCTGGCAATCCTTTCTTATACCATTTTCAACTAAAGAACTTAATGAAAGCCAAACGTGAGGGTGGCAANACACTATATGAGATATATGATGACAAAACAGCATGGGCAAAACTGTTAAGTGATACTAGTAAACGAGGTAGAATGGGGCCTAGTGCNGCCGGTAATGTGTTTGAATGTCACAGAATAAANCATGGCAGTATAGTTATGTTCAAGGCTCAAACAGCAAAGAAACTGTATGAAAAGTATAACGCAACCAGTGTGTTAGATCCTACAGCAGGTTGGGGCGGTAGAATGTTAGGTGCTTGGGCATTAGGTATTGACTATGTAGGCATCGACACAAACACAAACATGATGTCAGCATACAAAAGCATGATAGAATATCTAGAATCACCTAGGCTTAAAATGTATTTTGGCAACTGTATAGATTGGAACTTTGCTCAGTTTGAATATGATTTTGTACTGACTTCACCACCTTATGTAAACTTAGAACTGTATGAACACATGGCGCCATGGCATAATGACAGAGACTTTTATGAAAACTTCTTTGTGCCACTATGGCATAAGTGTAAAGATCATTGTGCTAAAGGTGGACACATAGCATTCAATATATCACCGGAAATGTATCAAACAGCAATCAACTATATACCAGAGTGCGACACAGAAGAAAACTTTGTACAACAACTAGGTCAAAACTCAAAGAAGAAAGGCGCAGATAAGATATATGTGTGGAAAGTATGAAGTTAACCGAATCACAAAAAACTATCAGCATAGACAAAAGCCGTTTTAGAGTTGTTGTAGCAGGTAGACGTTTTGGTAAAACATTCTTGGCAATTAATGAATTAGCCAAGTTTGCTCGTTATCCTAATCAAAAGTGTTTGTATATAGCAACCACGTACCGCCAAGCAAAAGGTGTTATATGGGATGACTTACTACAGTTACTATACGAAAAGAACTGGGTAAAGAAAGTAAACTTATCAGACTTAACTGTTACACTGGTTAATGGTAGTATCATAACTTTGCGTAGTTCAGACAATAATACAGCACTAAGAGGTACTAAGTGGAATTTTATTTCACTTGACGAGTATGCTTCCATGGACCCTGCTACATGGGACAGTATACTGAGGCCCACACTAAGTGATACTGAAGGACACGCCTTATTCATTGGTACACCATATGGTAGGAATCACTTTTGGGACTTATATAACAATGCTAACACACTAGATGATTGGAGCAGTTATCAGTTTACCACAGCACAAGGTGGCAATGTAGCACCAGCAGAAATAGAGGCGGCAAAGAGAGATATGGCAGAAAGAGAATTTAATCAAGAATACAACGCAACATTCGAAGATGCGGCAGGCATAATTGCTTATGCGTTCACACAAGACAACGTAAAAACAGCACCACAGTTGTCACCTAGCAACGCACTACACATAGGCATGGACTTTAACACAGACAACTTTGCGGCATGTGTTATGCTACAAAACAAAGACACATTACACATAATAGATGAAATCATGTTACAAAATGCCAGCACAGGCGATATGTGTAAAGAAATACAACAGAGATACGGTCGACGCATGATATTTGTATATCCAGATGCCTCAGGTTCACAACGCAAAACCAGTGCCAATGGTATGACCGATCATCTCATATTACACAACGCAGGATTCAAAGTGCGTACACCCAAAACCAATCCGGCAGTCAAAGATGCTATTGCGGCAGTAAATAGTAGGTTGCGTAGTACAAGTGGAGACATAAAGTTATTCATAGATCCTAATTGTAAGAACACACTNGCAAGTATGAACAAGTTCACATACAAAGAAGGTAGTCGTGTGCCAGATAAAAGTTCAGGTTATGACCATATGTTTGACGCACTAAAGTATTGTGTATGGCAGTTATTCCCATTACAGCAAATGCGGTTTGACACATTACCAGGAAATAGATTTAGAAGTACAGGAGTAAGACCAAGATGATAAAAGGCGATAAAAGTTGGGGTAACGCACCCGATAAGAAAACATCACAGTGGAAGAAGAATGAAAGCATAATTGCTAAGAATCCATTCTTAAGAGCACAACGTGACAAGAAAGAAGGACTAGGTACAAGTAGTGCTATCAACACGGGTGTCAATGACGAACAGTACAAAGAGAACTACGATAAAATAGAATGGAGTAAGGATAAAAAAACTAAGCCTAAGTTCCGTATAAAAATAAATGGAAAGTACCAAGATGAAGAAGAGTAATTGGCATGGAGGTAAAGGCAGTACACCTCGAACAGATACTAACAGTAAACAATACCAAGATAATTGGGAAAAGATATTTGGCAAAACTAAAGGTTGTCCAGTAAAAGAATATGTCGAAGATGTTAAAAAAAGCAAACTAGACAATGTGGAGTTTCCGCAAAGAAAGAACATAAACACCAGAGGCAAGTAAATATATAATATAGGAGATTACTATGAAAGCACATAAATTAGGTCAAAAAAGACACAAAAAAGCACTAAAAAGAAAGAACAAGAAGTATACAGGACCAAAGTATTCACATCTTGAACAAATGGTTATGTTAGAACCATTGTTAGCACGAGCAGGCATTGAATTGTTTGCTGAACAGAAGAAAGAGTTTAGACTACAGGAGACGACTAATGCCGGAAAAAACGAGTCAAAAACCAGTTTCGTCTAAGCCTATAAATTTAACTTATAGAATAACTTATAGGTGTTGCCATCCTAAAAGTGAATACACCTTTCACAAAGACTTTGAGTACCATGGCCCATTAGAACAAATATTAACGCAAGTAAGATATGAATTGGGTCATTATGGTGGACTCAAAGCAGAAGCAATAGCAGGAGATTTACATGAAATTACCAACTGAAAAAATAAGTACAGCATTTAACACAATGACACTCACAGGCCTTAGTCTGTTATGGGGTCAAATGTTTGGTATGCTGAATCCTTGGTTTACAATACTAACTGTATTGTGTATCGTAGTAGGATATGGTTCTGAAGTGCGTATTAAGAAAGAATACTAATTAGGCAATTCCGGTTTATACTTAAAGTCTACATCTAGACCAAACTTTGTATTGCGCCATTTAAACATAACGTTAAACCACAACAACAACTCTGGGTCTCTTAGTATACTTTCAGATACAAATTGTTTTAGTTTTGCTTGTTTCTTATCCGAAGGATCCTTAATATAGTCTTCGACTACTTTGACAAATATTCTTTTGAACTCTTCATGTGGATCAGGTTTATCACTTCTTCTCATTTTTAGGCACTATGCTCCCATATGTAGGTTTATCTACTACAGGCAATGTTGCCTCTAAAAACTTCTTGTAACCAGCAGTTTTAGGATTAGGCACAAGATGTCCATTAATCCATATTTTCTTTCTTGGTACTTTAGTCCTCATCTTTTCCAAACGGTACAGGATCAGGTAGTACATCATCATACTGTGGCATAAATGTTGCTTCAGGTCTTATATAAAACATTTTTGGATTTACTGTCCAGTGTAAGCCTTTATCATTGAGTACTTGGCCAGCATTAGGATGATTGTATACTGTTTCATGATCAATATCACCAAACAAATACTCACGCCTTGCTAATGTTTGTGGATGTAGTTCACGATCGAGTGCCAATTGATATATGGTCTTACCGTATTTCTTTTCCCACTTGGTTGTTTTTTTACGCCTTTTAAAAGGTGTACCAAAGTTACGCACACGCATTCGAATTGCTTCTGGTGTAACACCCTCCATTTCTGCTAAGTCATTACAACGAATCCCCCATGTTTTTTCAAAATCTATTTTACTCATTATTCCTCCTCGAATATTATATGTGGCGCAAATATTGTTTCTGGCCATTTAGCAGACTTCAATACATCATTTATAGCATCAAATCCGGCTAATAGTGCGCCTATGTTTTTAATTTGGTATACTGTGAAGTCTTTGTCTTTGGTCTTTTTGTGTTGTTTAAGCATACCACCTATTGCGGCAGTTATACCTATATACTTTCTAGCCTTATAATATTTGCCTTTGCCTAATTCTTTGAACTCTTTGGTAACAAATTCATTTATATTAGGGTATTCGTGTTGTGCTTCTGCTATGATGTATAGTGCGTCTTCTAGTATGCTGATAAGCAAATGCTTATCGTCCTTGGCCATTTTACAAAATACAGTATCAATTTCTGACTTTGTAAATGCCTTACGCCATTTTATTGTGTAACTCATCTTACTCTCCTTATCGTATACATTTATTTATCTCTATGTATATGCTATACAGCATTTATCGGTTCTAAATCAACCTTTTCGACATACTTTACACCAAAGAATATATTTGGCAAACGCCTGTTCAATTGTTCGCAGTATGCCATGGCACAGTCATATTCTTTCCAAAATAGTTTGTCTACTAGCCACTCTTTGTTTGGTTCTGTGATAATTTTATACATTATAGTTCTCCTGTTCTCTTTGCTTCTGCTTTTACATTTGGTATAAATGTTACTAAAAACTTTATTAAGCCATACACTAACTTTATACAAAGCCATGCTAAATCAAGTGTGAGCATGAGCAAGTCCCATGCCGCAAAAGGTATAAACACCAGCAAGAATAAGCCTGGCGACGACTTCATATTAATAAACACCCTAAGCCCCATGCCTAGGTTTTTTGTAAAGATCATTGGTCCAAACATAATTTTTCTCCTAATTAATTTATAACAGTTTGAATTAAGTCAAACTGTTGAGAGCATGAGCCTTCCAAGCACCTTTGTCAAAAGCCTTGTATAGGTCACACATTTGCGATACCAATCTAAAGTTCACATCATGAAAGTCATCTTGGTGTCTAGCCACAAAGCCTATAATCTCTTTCTGACCTTTGGCATCTACACCCTTTTCATCGAAGCATCTAATCTCATCGTTCTTTTGGAACATCTTAAGACTCTGTATCTCCCAATCTCTTGTAGGCAAACCTGCCGCAAAGTACATAACTCTGCTCCACAATGGTAGCAACATACGATCGACTTTGTTCTTGGCACCTTGCGGATTTCTCACACAATGTCTATTGGTCACAATAACAACTTTGCCTTCATACTTGAAAGTACTTGGTATGCCGTATGTGCTCAATGCTTGACTGTACTTGTTCCACTCGACAGTTTTTGCCTGTTGTGTGTCAAGTGCCGCCTTGAGTACTTCTACTGCTTCTACACTTTCAAATATGCTGTCAGTATCATCGATAACCAACACATCACCGTTGCGTTTGTTTTCATATAACAACTTGAACAACATCACAGCACTCAGTGTGCCGGAGTTGTACGTGGGTGTCTTCTTACAGTATAATGAAAGAACTTTTTTCACATACTCGGTCTTACCAGAACCAGTAGGACCATTCACAACCAAATGCCATCTGCCTTCAGCAACGCCTTTGATTTGTTCTGCTAATGAACCATAATGGTCAACTAACGCATCTTCTACTTCCTTGGGTGTACAACACTCAGGAACCTTTTTTGCCAATACACTATTAATATACATATATTCTCCTAAAATAATTAATAAATCGACAGTAACAACCCTTAGCAATAATTAGCAATTTACGTTTTGCTACTGTCTATGTTTTATATTATACTAAATTTATCATGGTTTGTCAACCTTAAGGTGTGGATGTCCATGTGCTTCTATTCTACGCCTAATTGCTGGGCCTGAGACACCGTAATGTTCTGCCCATTCTCGCATGGTTTTTCCATCGATCTTCTTAGCATCTCTACCGTTAGGCTGTCTTGTATATCTAACATGTCCATTTTTTCTATAAAAATGACGCATGGTAGTATCACTGACACCATAATGTTCTGACCAATCCAATAAAGATTTGCCATCTACAATTTTGCCTATTCTACATGGTCTATTGCTAGGATGAACCGAACCATCTAGGTAATACCTTTTTTGTATAGCATCTATTGTTACACCATAATGTTCTGCCCATTCCATGTAAGACTTACCTTCGATAATTTTTGATCTGTGATTTGTAGGATGCGGGTGACCGTTTCGTTTCAAACGATTATATATAGTAACTAGTAGTACACCGTAATGTTCTGCCCATTCTTTAGCAGTTTTGCCTTCATGCTGTTTTGCCCAATGTACCTTACGTGGGTGCGGATTACCGTAACGGTAATATCTATTGTAAATACAACCAATTGCTACGTCATAATGCTCTGCCCATTCATTGAATGTTTTGCCCTCTACTAATTGCCTATTTTCAGCAAGTTTTTTGTATCTGATATCAGATAATAATTGTTTGTTACCATAATCGACTTTTTTGATGTCTACCTTTGGTGCTTTCTTAAGTTCTTCAAATATATTCATTATGCCGCCTGTAATAATTTCTTCTTAGCAATTATATGATATGCTGAGTAGTTTGTCAAGTGTCTAGTAAAACCATATTTTACACCACTCTCTAGACCGGGATCTGCTTTCATAATGGCCGCATACACAACAGCAAGTTGTTTCTTAACTGTGGCCTTGTCTTGTGCCCAAAAGCCTGAGTCCTTAACTTGATTATAGTTAGTACAATTCTTAACAAGCATACATACTGCTAAACTGGTAGGGTGTTTATAGTCCATGGCATCATGCCATTTAGTAACACCAAAATCTTGTCTGTTAGCAATAGCATCTTTGATGCCTTGTATTTGTAACTTCTTAGTAATTTTTAACATACACTTATTATACTAAATTTATCACTACAGGTCAACCATAAAAAAACCCTAGCAATTATAGTACTAAGGTTTCTCTATTTCTACTACTCGGTAGTAGGCAAGTTTAGGACAAGCCACTATTACTTAGTTATAGTAGTACTTAACTGTAAATAATATTGAAGTAAAAATTACTTCATTGAAGTAAACGCAAAGGGCGTTCACTCATATAACTAAAGTGTGTTTGCTTTTATTCTAATAGAATAGAAGTATTGAAAAGCCCCCAACCGGGGGTTTTTCTTATAATATCTGATAAATACTCTTGTTATAACAAATATTTTAAACCGGAGATATCTTTGAGTGATTATCTAAACTATATCACAGGTACCCACACATTGTACGACAAGTACTATGCTGATTGGCGCCTATGTATCAATTCATACCACGGTGGGCCCGAATACAAGGATGCCCATTATCTAAGAGCATATCAAGTAGACTTCAACACACCAAGTGAAATGGTTAACACCTATGAAAGAGCCGATGATGGTTCTTATGTAGCAAAATTCAAAGCCAAAGTAGTACAAGGTGCTACAAGCCATGAAACAAGCAGAGGCCAAGACAAACTGAGTGGTAGTTTCTATGAAGAAAAATTAGACTCAGTACCATGGTATAATTATGTTAAGTTAATTACTAACGAATACAATTCAAT